CCCTGTTCCTATCAATTCTACGTTGTGGAGACTGTGATACATAGTCACTAATACCTTCTCCGAAGCACCACCTTCATTGGAGGCTACAGGAGAATAGGGAAACAAGACAATTTTACCAAAGGTTAAGTCCCCAGCACCGTTAACATAATTCTGACCGTCGTAAAGCAACATTGAATTGACAGGAGAAGTCCACGGAATGTCAAAAACAACATCCGTGTCACAGTTCACGTCGAATTCGACGTGTGGCAACTGCGTTAAAGCCATAAGACTGCGATGTCTCATAGCAGGAGCAACACCTATTGAACCCCCATGGGGTATAAAAGCAAGTATATATCTACCCGCCTGAAATTTAGCCGTTAATAACTAAACGAACACGGTAATCAAAGCGTATAGAATAAAATCCTCGCATCTTATCTCTCCATAGAGTTGGAAAACCCGCATATCTCACAATATATTGAAAAGTAGGAGTAGCGGGAGCGAAATCAGTTGAATCCAAAGCCAAATCTGCCAACCTATAAGGTTTAGCTAGAAAGATTTTAAGATCCTGCATGAAATTCGTTGTTGTGGACTCGAGCGTTGAAGCGTCGAGGGTTTTAGCATTAAGGTACGTAGTGTTAGATATCAATTTGGAGTCATCGTCCAAAAAGGTCGTCGCACCATTCTGCTCCATTGAACTATTTTCTTGATGTTGAGCGATCCGTATACTGATTGGCTCCGGATCAGAAATCCAACCAGGAAGCATCCTAGATATTGGTGATTAACCGGCCCATCTTGGAAGTAAGGATAAATATCCCAGGCCTTTAACAGCGTAGACAAATCAAATTTCTTATTGCTTATTAGGAAATCGTCAAAGAAAAATACGCTGAGGGTATATGGATGTTTAACGTGTTCCCACACGGTTAGATGTTTTACGTCGTCACCGACGTTTAGATGTTTAACGTCATCTCTGACTTATATAGAATATTAAATATAAACATCGAATGGTAAAAGTCCTCAAAAGGTTGGTTACTTACCCCACGGTAGCTCCAATTGACAAACAAAGTCTAACCATGTATGCCAATCTTCAGACCTGGGTTCATAACCTACTTCTTTCATATGAGGTAGAACCATTTTTGTCTTCTCATTAAAAATTCCGTTTCCCCACAAAGCTAACTCGTAAACAGAACGCTCACAATTGGACAACATGATGTCGTGACTATCGTGTTTCTTCGTCCAATATGGAATTTCCAATATTGTCTCCATACGAAGGGGAGCAACATAACGCCCTATAGTACGCTCATAACGGAAAGTACGCTTCAGAAATTCAATTTCATTCAGCCTCCTAAAATCGGGAATATTTCCCTCCTGCTTAGTTTCGGCAGTGTACTGCTGACCGAGACTTTGAAATATTTCTGTCAATAAATTCTGAGAGAACATTTTCTTGGCTGGTTCCGCAACGCTGAGCACATGATCGTCACCAAGGAAAATAGCTTTCACATATTTGGTAAAGTCCAACAAAGAAGATAACTTACCATTATTGGCTTTTACCCATCCCATTCGAAACAATGTCATATTGTATATACAATTGATTATTGTTGTCCAAGGATGTCCCGAAGGAAGTGACTGACTCCATTGTATAAATTTGTCACCCAAGACATGGGTTGACTCATAAACATGTCGCCAAAGTTCTTTCCTTATAGTGTCATGTTCTCTATCAGCAAATTGTTCTATTATGACTTCCCCAATCTTCTTGAGAACTTGCTGAGCCTCATGAGCATCAAACGCTTTAAAATCACCAGCTATCTTGTCAACAGCATCAGTGCCATTTGGAGAAAGATATTTGGCCAAAGTGTCCCACTCATCAGAATAGGGGTTTATTCCAACAGCAATTTCATTAAAAATTCTGTTTTGCATAATTTGAGTTGCCATAGTTCCAAAGTATTTTTTGAAGAGTATATAATATTCTACACTAGAACCAGCAAAATATCGCGTAGATCCTTGATCAACTTTTTCCTTAGGCCTACGCTCATCTTTAAGGTTTCCAGTATAAATAAAAGAAACTTCTTGACCT